CAAACTTCTGGTGGTGGTGAAGGACCAGATACACCAAGAGAATTGCAAGTAGACCCTGACTATGGTTCTATGGATAACTCTACATTATTTTCAACTATAAATGAGCAAAATAGCTTTAGTGCTAAAGCAGGTAAAACTGCTGCAAACGGAATTGCTTTAATGATGGGACCATTTGGTCTTGCTAGTATTGCAATAATGAATGCTGACGCACGTAACTTAGAAGAATTAGGCTACGCTCGTTATGCAGCTATGCCAAATGGCCCAGAAAAAAGAGCCTATGCAAAAACTCTTACGGATGTTTACGGTCAAACAACAGTAGACCCTAAAGAAGAAAATGCACTTGTAGAATTTGGTAAAGGATTTCTTAATTCTGTTGGTGGATTCTTTGGAGTTAAAGATGAAGATGTTGATAAAGTAGTAAATGCTGCTGTTAGTAGTAGTGTAACTGTAAAAGCACCTGCTGTTACTGCTACTGCTGCACCTGATGGGCGTGTAGCTACTTTTAAACGGGGTGCAGAGGCATTAGCAAAAGGACAACCTGTTACTTCTGAAGCACTAGTACTAGAAAACTTTGAAGCTACACCAACCGCAGATAAAACAGTTCTTCAAATGGTTGAAGGCGCACCAATAAGCAATAAAGTAGTTGGATTTGAAAAACCTGCAATGGCACCGCCACCTGATCTTAAGGATGAAATGGCTCCTGCACTTGCTGGGACTAGTACTCCTGTTATAGCAAAAGATCCTGTAGGATATGGAATAGGGCAAGTAGACCCTAGACTAGCTGCAGCACAAGAAGAGAAAGAACGTAGTTCTAATGAAAAGTTTGCGGCAGATGTTGCACAATACAATAAGCAGTTAGAAGATACAATGATGCAAAATGCTGCGGCTCAAGCTGGAGAACGGTCGGAGCAAGCTAGAGCAGATGCAGCAAGGGAACGCTCTCTTAATATGCCGGGTACACCTTTAGCTAGGTCAAATCAAATTAAACAGGGTAAAAGAATAGGAGCAGCACCTAGAGATAATGAAGATATACCATCTCCTGTTGCAGACCCTGCTATTGAAGGACCTGTGACACAAACAGATGCAGCATTATTAAATCCAAACGTATTAAGAGACATGGTTGCAGGTGCGCCTGTTAGGAATACTCTTTTTGATACAAATCAACCTAGTGTACGTACTGCTGGTTTAGGGGATTATATACCCGACTTTTTAAAAAGAAGTACTACTGATACTTTAGCACCTACATTAAATGAAGGCGAAGCTAGGGCAAAAGAAATTTTACAACAAAACGCAATGGAATTTGGTCCACAACTTCCTATAACACCACGTGCTGAACCTGCATCTGTATCCGTACTTTCAGACCCACGTGCTATTGATACAGCCACAGGTAAGTTTTCAAATTCTAGGGGGGCTACAATAGCGCCTTTGTCTGTAGATAATAGTATTCCAATGGCTGATCCTGTTAATGATCCATTAGGCGCTAAAGCACAAGCAATTGAAGAAGAAAAAAAAGCACGTGTAAATGAAGGTAATATACTGCCTGAGTTTTTAAATGCAGGTGTTGATGCCTTTACAGATACTGTAGGGAATGCTTTTCTTGGGCCGGTAAATGTGGAACCAAACCTTGAAGTAGGTAGAGGTAATGCAAGAGGGCTTATAAGTGAGAGGCTTGCACCAGTAGATGCTGCACCTCAAGCAGACATACCTGCAGTATCACAACAAGCTACTACAGACTTTACTAGCGGTGCTAGTGGTGGCTATCAGCCAAACCTAATGCGAGGCCCGTTTGGTCCTGTAGGCCCAGAGAGTTCTTTTCCCGGCTATGGCAAGGTAAATTCCCTAGCTTTTCCTAAGCCTAGTAGTTTTCCAAATGGTACTTCTCAAATTTCAGACAGTCAACTTTCTTTAGGTCAAGCTAGAAATGTAGAACCAAGAGATATGTATGGAAGAAGTCCTGTTGATCAAACATCATCAGCTTTTAATCTTAGTCCATCTAATTTAGCTAGTCAAGCTAATCAATATGCTAGTTATGGTTTAGGTAAAAGTGGTCAAACAGGAACTCCTTTTTCTATAGACCCTTACAATAGCCCTACTAGTACTACTGTAGCAGATGAAGCTGCATTAGTAGCTCAAGAAAATGCACGTTTAAAGGCTAAACCTTATAATAAGAGAACCGAAGCATTAGCTGCAAAACGTACTAGCAAAGGCACAGGCACACGTAAAGCAGCACCTACTGGTGATGACAGATTATCACAGGCTAACTTCTTAGAACGTGCGTTAGGCATTACACCTGCAAAAGTAGGTGCTAGGCGTGGTAATGATGGTGTGTTGTACCGTACACAGGCAGACAAGCGTGAAGCTGATAAACGTCAAGAAGATGCTAAAGTAAGGGAAAGAAATTCAGCTAGAGCAGTAGCACGGAGGGATGGTAAGCTAGATGCTTTTAATAAAAAGTATGCAAAGGATATTGAAAAAAGACACGGTGGAGAAAAAGAAGATACTAAAATTGTTTGCACTGAAATGTATCGTCAAACACAACTGGTAGATTGGCAACACACTATGAAAATTTGGCATGTATATCAAGAAAAGCACTTGACACCTTACCACCAAGTGGGTTATCATTGGTTATTCAAACCATACGTTAGAGGTATGAAGAATAGTTCTATACTAACTAAGTTAGGTGCAGCATTAGCAAAACATAGAACAGAACATTTACGTTACATATTAACTAAAGGTAAAGCTAAAGATAACCTAATAGGTAATGTCTGGTGTAAATTTGTACATCCATTAGTGTACATTGCTGGTATCGTAAAAGAAAAGATAGGCAAATAAATGGAAGAAGATACATATACATATGCAGAGTTCTTTGATGAGGTACGTGAACGTGTTATTGAATTATCTGATGAGGAAAAGTCTACACTAGCTTCTTTACAAACCTCACCTCTAGGTGTTGTTTTAGCAAAGGTACTAGGTCCAGACTTGACTGAGCTAGGTTCAATCTTAGAGCCTAAAACTAAACGTGGTCTAGCTGCACGTAAACCAGCTACTTAGAACTGGCCTACCCACTCCCCTGCAACACAGGCTACAGTGGCCCCAGTAAACAGGAACTATAATGGAAAACGAAATAGTAGAAGTACAAGAAGCCCCAAAGTCTATGATGATGCAACGTAAGAGTAGGGTACATGAACGTATAGAAAAAGATGAAGAAGAACTACGTGAAATGTTAGCCGAGCGTGAGGGTGCTGAAAAGGAAGCTGAAGTACAAGCAAAAGAAGATGCAGAGCCAGAGGGTGCTGAAGAAAAAAGTTACAAGAAACGCTACGCTGATCTACGGCGAGGATCACAGAAAGCAAAGACAGACCTTGAGGCACGTATTAATGCACTAGAAGGTCAGCTTAAACAAAGTACAGAACAAGAGATTAAACTGCCTAAGTCTGATGAAGACATTGATGCTTGGGCAAGTCAGTACCCTGATGTAGCTGCTATTGTTGAAACCATTGCAATTAAGAAAGCACGTGAACAACAGGCTGGACTACAGGACAAGGTAAAAGAAATTGATGATATGCGTGAGTCTGCTACACGTGAGAAAGCGGAAGTAGAACTACTACGTATTCACCCTGACTTTGGTGAGATACGTGACAGTGATCAGTTTCACGATTGGGCAGAGGAACAACCTAAGTGGGTACAAGACGCTCTGTATGAAAATGATGCTGATGCCCGTTCCGCTGCACGTGCTATTGACCTGTACAAAGGTGACATGAATATCAAGACAAAGAAACCTAGCAACAATAAAGATGCTGCTAAGTCAGTTAATACTCGTAACACACGTGGTCAACCAGACGCCACAGCTAACAATACAAAGATGTCTGAGTCACGTGTTAATAAGATGAGTGTTAAACAATACGAAAACCATCAAGACGAAATCATGGATGCTATTAGAAAAGGTGAATTTATTTACGATATTTCTGGCAGCGCACGATAAAAGGGCTTGACAAGTCTTTAATAAAGAATATAACTATATACAATAGGTTTAACGCAGCCCCTTACTTATTTGGTCTACCTGCGTTAAACCCCCTCACAAACATGAATAGTTCTAGCGACTACCTAAAGACATTGGCCCGTTGTGTAAAAGGTCGGCCAACTTTTTACACTGACGTTACCCACTAGACTTAGCCTCATTAATTACATTTAAGTTTGTATCTGTGTCTTAATGCAAAGGATAATACAATGGCATTTACGACAGCTACGGGTTATGGAAATCTACCTAATGGTAATTTTAGCCCAGTCATTTACAGCAAACAGGTACAGCTTGCATTCCGCAAGTCAACCGTTGTTGGTGACATTACTAACTCCGACTACATGGGAGAAATCTCAGGTCAAGGCGATACCGTCAAGATCATCAAAGAACCAGAAATCTCTGTAAGTGAATATGCACGTGGCACAAATGTCACAGCGCAAGATTTAGAGGATGCCGATTTTTCATTGGTCATTGACAAAGCTAATTACTTTGCTTTTAAAATGGACGATATTGAAGAGGCACACAGCCATGTTAATTTCATGGACCTTGCAAGTAATCGTGCAGCATATCGTTTGGCAGATAACCATGACCAAGAAGTTCTTGGCTACATGGCTGGTTACAAGCAGTCCTCTTTGCATAGCAAAGCTGACACACTTAACACCACTGTTAATGGTAGTAAAGCCGTAAGCACTGCAGGTTCTAATGAATTGCTTGCATCTATGCAACTGCATAAAGGTGACTTTGGTAACATTACTACTACCTCTGCTGGCACTCACTCAATTCCTGTGACTGCCCGTATGCCCGGTGCTACCTCGTTGCCAACTGCAACTGTTTCTCCTGCAATGATTATTGCTCGTATGAAGCGTTTGCTTGACCAACAGCAAGTTGACTCACAAGGTCGCTGGCTGGTAGTTGATCCAGTATTCATGGAAATTCTTGCTGATGAAGATTCACGCTTCATGAATGCGGACTTCGGTGAATCAGGTGGTCTGCGTAACGGTTTGACCGTAAGCAACTTCCATGGCTTCCGTGTATACTCTTCGTCTAACTTGCCAGCACTTGGCACTGGACCGGGAACTGCAGGGACTGCAAACCAACTGACTAACTTTGGTGTAATTATGGCGGGACATGATTCCTCCGTAGCTACCGCAGAGCAAATCAACAAGACAGAATCATATCGTGACCCTGACAGCTTTGCTGACATTGTTCGTGGTATGCATCTATACGGTCGTAAGATTCTTCGTCCAGAAGCAATCGTTACTGCCCGTTACAACGCAGCATAAGGGAGTAATATAATATGGCTACGTTTGATATGACTGTCAGTACTACCGCTGGTGTTGGGGCAAATGTTCTTGCTGTTCCAACAGT